GACATCTACCCCGCCGACCCGTCCCAGGACGAGGCGGCGTTCGGCCCCAGCTCGCGGCTCACCCTGTGGACCGTGAGAGCGCGTGTGTCGACCGTAGACCACGACGCGAACCAAGAGCTGCTCCTACAGCTTCTGGAGCCACAGGGGCCAACCAGCGTCCGCACAGCACTACTCGCAGACAAAACACTGAACGGGCTCGCCGAAGGGATGGACGTTGACCCGCCGTCGGGGTTCACCGTCTACCCCGCCGTCGACGGGACCGGCAACTACCTCGGCTGTGAGTGGCGGGTCCGTGTGTTCACGAACGGAGGAGGTGTCGGGTGACGACGTACAAAGTGACCGGCAGCGTCCCCTACGCCGGCCACCAGCCGGGCGAGGTGTTCGAAGCCGACCTGGACGAGAACCAGGAGCGCCGCGCACTCGAGCGCGGGGCGATCAGCAAGAGCAGAGCGAAACCAACGGAGGAAGAGGAGACCACCGATGCCTGAGAAGCTGATTTTGCGTGACGTGTCGGTGTCGGTGGACAGCACCGACCTAACCGAGAGCGCCCGTTCCGTCACCATCGACACCTCGGCGGACGAGGTCGACGTGACCGCGTTCGGCGGTGACGGCTGGCGCGAGTTCGAACCGGGCCTGCACGCCGGCACGATCGAGGTCGAGTTCTACCAGGGGTTCGACGCGAGCGGCGTCCACGAAACACTCTGGCCGCTGTCGCAAACCAACGAAGCGTTCGCATTGGCGATCGGCCCCAAGGGTGCAACCGCCGCCACCGACAACCCGATCTTCACCGGGACCGTGAAGCTGTTCGGCTACCGGTTTCTCCAGGGTGAGGTTGGTGCCGCGTCAACGAACCCGGTCACGTTTCGGCTGACGGGAGCGCCAACACTGGACGTCACCCCCTGATGGCCGAAGCGGTCCGTGTCCGCGGTATCCGCGAGCTCGAACGGGCGTTCAGGCTCGCCGACAAGAGCGAGCAGAAACTCCTACGCCAGGAGCTGAAAACCGCCGCGGTGCCGGTGCAACGCGCCGCCGAAGGGATGGCATTGGGACGGATCCGGAAGATGAGCCCCGCCTGGGCGGCCATGCGGATCGGCCAGAAACGCTCCGTCGTCTACATCGTCCCGAAACAGAAGGGGCGCCGGTCACGGCAGAACAGGAACCTCCGCCGGCCAAACCTGAAAACGCTGTTGTTGGACCGGGCGATGATCCCCGCCCTCAACTCACGCAAGGACGACGTCGTCCGTGGTCTCGAACACATGCTCGCCAGTGTCGGCAACCAGTGGGAACGCGTATGAGCGACGACGACCGGCTGCTGTTCATGATCGAAGGCCAACCCTACGACATCGCCGACCTCACGTTGGACGAGGCCGACGAGATCGAAGAGATGTGCGGCGGCGTCCCCTTGGAGGAGCTCCGGTTCGGCCGTTCCAAGGTGTTGAAGGCGTTCGCGTACATCCTCCGGAAACGCGACGACCCTGACGTGACGATCGAACAGATCGGTGCGATCAGACGCCAGTCCCTGTTCGACCAGAACGGGAACACCGCTGCCGGCCCGGACTGAATTCGACGAGTGGGCGGCCCGGCTCCGTGAAACCCACCCGGAAATGCTCGACGGGCAACAGACCCGCCGGCGCGGTTCTCGCAACCGCTGGCACCCGTTGTTTCTGCGGGTGTACGGGATCCGGCCGTGGGAGATGGGCCGGTACACGTTCCGGGAGATCGGGCTGATGAGCGAAGACCTCGAGAAACACGGGTTGGGCGGCTTTGGCGGGTAGAGACGCACGCCAGCTGTATGTCGAGATCATCGGTGACGACCGCCAGTACTCGCGCACCCTGAAAACCGCCACTGCTGAAACAGCCCACTTCGAGCGGCAACTCGGCAAAGCCACCCGTGGTGTCGCCGCCGGTTCCGGTGTGTTCAGGACGATGGGACGGTCGATCGCGTTCGCCTCGGGTGGGTTTTTGGCGTTCGCCGGTGTCACCGACCTGATCCGCGGCTCAGTCGAACAAGCCAACCAGGCCGAAGCGGTGCAGCGGAAACTCGCCGCCCAGTTCAAAGCGTCAGGGCAGGACCTGGGTCTGTACCAGCAACGGATCGACCAGGCGACGAGCAGCGTGTCGAGGCTCGCCGGGATCGAAGACGACGAACTCAAACAAGCGTTCATCACCGCGTTCCGCGGCAGCAACGACGTGACGACCGCCCTGCGGATCCAGACGATTGCCGCCGACGTCGCTCGCGGCCGCAACATCGACCTGCAAACAGCCACGCTCGCCCTGACCAAAGCGTTCGCCGGCCAGACCACCGGCCTCCGCCGGTTGGGGATCGTGATCCCCACCGCCGTCAAAGGCATGGCCGCCCTCGACTACGTCGGTGCGAAATTCCGTGGGCAGGCCGAGGCTGGCACCACCGCCCAGGAACGGTTCAACGCCGCGTTCAAGAACATGGAAGAGATCATCGGCACGGCCCTGTTGCCGACGATCAACGATCTGCTCGGCCAGATGGCGAAATGGCTGAACAACCCCGACAACCAACGCAAGGTTCAGCACGCCGCCGAAGACACCGGCAAAGCGATCAAGACCGCCGGCGAGGCGACCGCGAAGACCGCCGGCGAGTACGTCCGCTGGTGGAACGCCGCCAAACACCTCAACGAGACGATCACCGACTTCGGCCGGAACCTCGCCTCCGACTTCACCGCCAACATGGTCGGCGCCACCAAGGCCGTTCACGACCTGGGCACCGAACAGATCCGGCTGATCGGGATCATGAACCAGCAGCCGCTCACCGGTGAAGACGTCGGCCTACGCGGCGCCGGAGCACGAACCGGCACCGGGCCCGTCGCCGGCGGTGCCGGCGGCAAGACGTCTTTTCAGGGGCAGATGAACCAACTCGAGGTCCGTTTGGCCGAAGCGTTGACGACCGTGTCCAGGGCCGACGACCGGTCGATCCTCGTCCTGCAGAAACACCTGATCGAACGGTGGCTCGCCCACACCAAAGACTGGAAGCTCCGTCGCCAGCTCTACCAGCAACTCGCGTCCGTCCAAGACCAGATCACGAGCATCGACGACGACAAAGCACAGGTCGCGCAGGACGCCGCCGAAAAAGAGAAAGAAGCGAAACAGAAAGAACGTGACGCCGAGAAGAAACGGTTGGAAACCCACCGGGACCACATCCGGAAGATGCGAGCCGCCTGGCAGGAACAACTCGCGAAGATCCGGCAGGCAACCGAAGCTGTCCGCTCCGAGTTCGGCCAACTGCCGTTCCAACCAACACCAGCAGGGATCCTCGGTGTCCGCGGCCAGACCGCCGGCGGGGTCGCTTCCGCGTATGCCACCCAGACCAAAACGTTCGTCGGGTTCTACAACAGCTTGGCGCGAATCGGCAGGATGGGCGCCCCAGCCGGTCTGGTCGAGCAGCTCCGCGGCCTCGGCCCTGACGCCACCGGGCTCGTCCAAGGGTTGGCCCGTCACCCACGGCAGCTACGCAGCCTGATCCGGTCGTTCCAGGAACGCGAGAAGGTGACGCAGCAGATCGCGCATGCGGACATCCAGGCGAGGAACGTTGTGATTCACATGGCCGGCAGCCGTGCCGGCGCCACCTCCGCAGCGTCACGACGGGGACGGCAAGCCGGGGTACCAACGTCGATCGGGTCGTACATTGGCAATTAGCCCGCGGGTGGTGCTCGACCCGGGCGGCGACACGTTCACCCCCGGCGACCCGCCCCACGGGGTGTGCTGGTCACCGACCGACCCGGCGTTGGAGGAGGACGCGACCTGGGTGCGGATGGACGACCCCGACGGGGTAAGGCTCGCGACCGGGTGGACGATCACCCGGGGCCGCCAATCAGAGACCGACAAAACAGTCACCGGCACAGCGACGGTCACGTTCGACGACCTGACCGGCGACCTCGACCCGACGAACCCCTCGAGCCCCTGGACCGGCCAGCTCGATCCGATGAAACAAGCCGCGATCGGGTTGTTGAACCCTGACACCGGCGACTGGTCCACGTTGTTTCGTGGGTTCGTCGCCGGGCCGGACATGGAGCTCGAGATGTGGCAGGCCGCAGACCGGGGGTTGAACACCGTCACCTGGAATCTGGTCGACGCGTTCGACGTGTTCGCCAACGTCGTCTTGACTCCCGGCCACCACGGGCACACCGCGACCGGCCTCGCGACGTTCCCGAATATCGTCTACAACGGCACCGCCCTACCAGGCTCGCCGTTCTTTGGGTTGGGCAACGACGTCGAGGTCCACTGCGACGGGCGGATCGTCAAACTCCTCGACGACGCCGGCTGGCCCGGCACCGGCAACACCGGCCGCCCAGGCTCACCCGCCGGTCTGCGGAACATCTTCAGCGGCAACGTCACCGTCCAGCTCTCCGTCTACGGCCGCGTCGACAGCCTCCTACAAGCGTTGTTCGACGCCGCCGACGCCGAGTTCCCCGGCGGGATCGCGAACATCTTCGTCAGCAAAGCCGGCGTCGTCACGTTCCACGGCCGCTACGCCCGCTTCCACCCCGCCGCCGCCGGTTACGGGATCAACCAGTGGTACGTCGGCGGGATGGCCGAAGCCGCATTGGACCCCGACGTCGTCCCGCTGACCGGGCCATTGCGGTTCTACCGCAGTAAGGACGACGTCTTCAACAGCTGCATGTGCCTGCCGCAAGGCGTCCAGCCAACGGACGGCGGCGTTGTGATCGCGACCGACACAACGTCACAGACGAAGTACGGGTACCGGTCGTTGAACTTCGAGAACCTCTTGACCGCCGGCGGCCACGACGAAGCCGACGACCCGACCACCGCCGTCGAGGAATGCAACCGGTTCGCCGACTACTACGTCGGCAACTACAAGAACCCCCACACCCGCGTCCAGACATTGCGGTTCCGCTCCAGGTCCGTCGATTCGGTCGGCGGGCCGGCGTTGTGGGCGTTGATGTGCGGCGTCGAGCTCGGCGACGTCATCACCCTCACCACCGGCCACATGGGTGGCGGCGGCTTCGGCGAAGACTTCTACGTCGAGCAGATCCGCTACCAGGCACAGCCGATGCGAGCCGACATGCCCAACATCGTGTTGGAGCTCGAAGTCAGCCCAGCCACCTTCTACGAGCACAACCCATGGGCCTGATCAAAACAGCCCAGCCGGCCCTGCACGCCGACCAGCACCTCCCCTGGGGCTCAGACCCGATCCCGGGCCTGCTCGTCTCCAACCCCGGGTTCGCCGACTACGTCACCAGCTTCCCTTCCCTCCAAGCCTGGTACAGGCTCGGCACAGGCGACCCGCCCGACTTCTCGCAGGCGTTGGACTCGTCCGGGCACAGCCTCGACCTGACCGGCCACCTCGGAGCGCTCACCCCCAGCCGCGTCGACCACACCGAGCTCGGAGACGACGACGACCAGGCCACCATGTTCAACAGCCCCCAATTGGTCACGACCACCCCGGTCGGCGGACCGTCCGCGTTCTACGATCCCAGCTACCCACCCTCGGGAAGCGACACCGGCTGGACCCTGACCGGGTTCATCAACCCCGGCGACGTCGTTGCCGCCTGGCTCGCCCTGGTCGGCGGCACCCTACCCAGCTACAGCGGCTACATCTCGATCCCGTTCGGCTGCTGGAACTACGCTGGCACACCCTCCGGCGGCGCCGCGTTCTACTACAAGCCGTACGACCAAACAATCACCGGTGTCTGGCGGAACGGCAGCTCCGAAATCACGCTCGGCCCCACAAGCGGCCTGCCGCTCAACACCTGGTATCACCTCGCGTTGGTCTGGGACAACACCGCCGACACCGTCACCCTGTACCTCAACGGCGTCGAGATCGACACGGACGCCGCCGCGTTCGTCGCCAGCCCACACAACCTGTTCATCGGGATGGGCGACCAGCCCTCCGGTGGCAGCAACTACCCCTGTTTCTTCTACGGCGCCGTCGACGAGGTCGCCCTCTTCAACGAGGCGCTGACGGCCAGCGAGATCGCCGGGTTCGTAACCGCAGGATCCGGTCCCGCCAGCCCGCCGTCCGGTCCCGCCGGCGGCGTCCTCGACGGCAGCTACCCGAACCCCGGCTTCGCCGCCACGGTCGCCGGTGCCGGCCTGTCAGAGGCCAGCCATGTGCTTTCCGTCAACGTCGACGCTTCGACGATCGAGATCGCGGCGGACACGCTAAGGGTAAAAGCGGACGGGGTCACCGCGAACGAGATCGCCGCGAACGCCGTCGGCACGTCCGAGCTCGCCTCGACCACTGTCAGCGCCGGCACCTACGGGGACAGCACCCACGTCGGCCGGTTCACCGTCGACGCCGACGGGCGTCTCACAGCCGCCAGCAGCGTCACGGTTACGGGCACGTTCGACCCGGCCAGCGCAACAACCTGGTGGTTCCCGCTCGCCGACAGCGACGGCACGCTCGTCCTCGACGATAACGGCGACCTGATCCCGACCCTGACCCCCTTGCCTTAGGAGGCGACGATGGGAACCACCTTCGTAGGGCATTTCCTCGGCCCCGACACTCACGCCAACCGGCCGGCGGTCGGGACGCTCCCGGCCGGGACGATGTACGTCTGCACCACCCACAACAAGATCGAACGGATCGTCTCGGGCGCCTGGGTCGATTACGCCACGCTCGGCGTGGCGGCGGGGACTGCGATCGTCGCGACCGACCCGATCTGGGACAGCAAAGGCGACCTGGTCGCCGCCACCGGTGCTGACACAGCCTCGAAGCTCGCTGTCGGCACGAACGGCCAAGTCCTAACAGCCGACAGTGCGCAGGCGACCGGGATCAAATGGGCTGCTGCAGCCGGCGGGATGGTCGCCGACACCTTGTGGGACGCGAAAGGAGACCTGGCAGTCGGATCGGCGGCCGACACCGGCGGCCGGCTCCCCGTCGGCACGAACAACCAGGTCCTCACAGCGGACAGCGCCCAAACGCTCGGTGTGAAATGGGCGACCCCAGCCGGCGGCGGCGGCATGACGAAACTGTATGACTCAGGGTCGCTCGGCGCAGCCGCCGCCTCGATCGACACCGGCGCCGGCGGGATCGCCGGCGGGTACATCGCCCTCGACATCGTCGCCTACCTCCGCAACAGCTCAGGTTTCGTTGCCGCCATGGATCTCCGCTTCAACGCCGACGCGACCGCCACCTACGACTACATGCGCCAATACGCCACCGGCGGCACTCCCTCATCGGGTTTGCAGCTGGCCGCCAACGGTGTTCTGATCTACGCCCCTGGTGGCAGCGGCGCATCCGGGACGTTCGGGGTTTGGCGTCTGACCGTCCCCAACTACGACGGCACCACCTACCGAAAAACCATCAGCGGCACAGGCGGCTCCGCCGACACCACCAACAACAACGCGGCGAGCATCATGAGTATCGCCGGCACCTGGCGTAACACGGCCGCCATCACCAGAATCTCGCTCCACGCCACGAGCGGAAACATCGACGCCGGCTCCCGGCTCGTGATCTGGGGACTCAGCTGAAATGAGCGACTGGTGGACCCAGCCGTACCACGGTGCGAAACCCGAACGGGACATCAAGGGCTTTCCGCGGCCGTTGTACCCACCAGACGCGGCCACCTACTCGAAGCAGCCTTCCTCCCGCGGGCCCGACGTCATCGCATACAAGAGGACGATCTGCCGGCTGGGCCGCTGGGGCGACTGGGACCCCGCCAGCTGGGACGACGGGTACTGGAACGACTTCGCCCACGGCATCGCCAACCCCAAGAAACGCAAGACGAGCGGGGTGGAGGGGTTCCAGTGGCAGCAGCACATCGACGCGACCGGCTGGCTCGGCAAAAACACCTTCAACGCGCTCTGCTACGCCCTCATCCCAGACTCGCCGGAATTCATGCACCCCGGTGAGCACGCCATGGACGCCGTCGCCGTCAACTTGATCAACGAAGCCTGGGAACTCTTCCAAGGCCACGAACCCACGCCGGCGCAGGGAACCGTCCGCGAGGCCGCCCTCGCTTTGGCTCGCACACAGCTCGGCTACACCGAAAGCCCGGCCGGGTCGAACAACAACAAATATGCCGTCTGGTACGGCATGTTCAACTACCAGCCCTGGTGCGCGATCTTCGCCACCTGGTGCTATGAGACGAACGGCGTCGGCTCATCCCCCTCGTTCCTCAAGGGCAGCCGGTACAGCTACGTCCCGTACATCGTCGCCGATGCCCGCGAACGCAAAAACGGACTGAAGACCGTCGAGGAGCCCATACCCGGTGATCTCGTTTGTTACGACTGGTCATACGACGGCGAGTACGACCACGTTGGCCTGTTCGAGAAATGGACCGGCGGCTACGAGTTCCAAGCGATCGAAGGGAACACGTCGACGTCCAGTGACTCGAACGGCGGCCAGGTGATGCGGCGTGTCCGCTACATGGGCGAACAAGCAACCGTATTCGTCCGCGTCGCCGAGCCGTGACCGTCTTCGTCACCACGATCCCCGACGAAGCGCTGATCACGATCAACAGCCTCGAAATCCTCGGCATCATCTACCTCGCGATCGCCGTCAGCAAGCTCCGCGAACGGATCGCACACATGGAAGGCGAACAGGCCCAGAAGCGACACGACCCGTGACCGCCGCGGCCGGCGGCACGTCATGGCCAACATGGCTCGCGTTCGTCGCCCTGCTCGTCGTCGCCGCGCTCGTCGCCCTCTGGATCATCCGCCGCGACCCGAGCTGGCGCCGTGTCCGTGTCGGCCTGTTCCTCGAACGGGAACGGTTCGGCCCCGAGCACGACGAACTGAACGAGCGACTCGAGCGCGGCTTCGACCGGGACGACTAGGGCGTGTTGAACCGCTTGTTGTACCGCTCGAGGTCGTCGCCGCAGAACGTCGCGCCGAACCCATTCGTCGCGCACGGCTTCGCGTTCAGCCCGACCCGCCAGAGGAAGTTGTCGAACGTCCCGACCGACCACGCCTTCCCGATCCCGATCACCGCAAGAATCACGACGACCCAGATCACGGCACGGCGGTTAGCGCGGCTGGCTCGGCGCGTCGCTTCCTCGGGAGTCAACGCTTCGTCAGCGCCCGTTATCCAAGCTTTCATGGTGGTAAGCCCTTTCTAGGAGTTGGTCGCCCACCGGGCGAGGGTTTCAGCCAAGAGCAGCATCAGCACGACGACAGCGACCACGCTGATCGCCAGATGGAGCATCATGTGAGGTGACATGGGGAGCCTGTTCTCCTGTGTCCGCGCCCTGGGCCGTTGACGCGGCGCCAGGGCAACTAATAAGACCAACGAGTCTACGCCCGTCGACGGCCAGGTCGTATCCCCCAAACGGGTCACTTCCGGTTAGGTCAGCGTCTCCCGCAAATTGCGCCGGATCCCTGATGGAAAGGGGTGATTCCGAGTTGGCAATAGGGTAGGAGTAGCGTTCGATGATCCAGCGAGAGTGGCTCGAATGCCTGCTCGAGCACCTCGACGAGATCGACGCAGGACTTACGACTTCTGCCTCCGTGCTCGCCGTGGTTTCGGCTGATCCGCCGCAACCTTCGCTTCGAGTAATTCCAGGAGGGCGGTCTGACGAGCAAGAAGACTGGTCTGCTGAGCAAGCTGAGTCTCCATTTCGGCCAGCGTTCCGACCATCCGCTCTGACACGGCGGTAAACGTCTCCTCGAGGCTGGTGATCGTCTCGCCCAGCGTCGTCAGCATTTCCCGGATCTCGACGATCGGCTCCGCCTCGACACTCTCGTCCGGGTAAAACAACTCGCTCGCGAGATTCGCTAGGGCAGCGATCTTCTCCGCTTTGTCCCTGGTCGGGGCGATGAAGCTGGCCTCCCAGCGCTTCACGGTACGCACCGACACGCCGACACGCTTCGCGAATGCCTCCTGGTTGACGCCCAACATTTCACGCCGCACATAACGGATACGGTCACCGATCGGAAGCCGCAGAAGCTCCTCTTCGGCGGTCACAGGGGACACTCTAGTGACAAACAGGTTGGCGGGTGTGTTAAGGCCCAGCACGAGCTTCGCGCTCTTTGCGGACGAAACAGAAACGGACCCCTTGTCCCCGGATTATGGGGGACATAGTCTCTGGCCCCATCATGGTCGGGGGGGACCCGCAAACCATCGCAGACCGGATCAAGGACGCTCGCCACGACCTTGATCTGAGCCAAGCCGAGCTCGCCCGGATCCTCAAGACGTCGCCGCGGATGGTCAAACGCTGGGAACACGGTCGCAACCTGCCAGGCCCGAAATATCGGCGGCTGCTCGGCGCGGTGTTCGGCCGGCCCCCCAGCTACTTCAACGGTGGCCAGCCGAAGTGATCCGGTTCTACGTCTGCGACCTCTGCGGCCACCTCTGGCGCCAACCATCCCAGCCCGACGAATGCCACCGCTGCGGCCACGAGGCTCTATGGGAGTTCCCGACCCCACAGGCGGCCCGTGACCACGCCGCGACGATCAAGACCATCCGCCGGTGAACTGGCTCAAACAAGTCAGGTTGCGCGACGACCAGAAACGCCAAGACCAAGCATTGCGCGTCCAGGGCTACGACGACGGCTACCACGGCCGGCCCGCCAACCAGTTCAACGCCGTCTACCAAGCCGCGTGGCGGCGCGGCCGCGAGGCACGGGAAGAACTCGAACGTGGGTAGCTCGGACCCGCATCGCGTCATCGACCTCGACGACCTCTATCCGCTCGCTTGGGGTACCGACTTCTGCTCGAGGTGCGGCGCCGAGACGGAGACGACGGATGCATGGGGCAACCCGTGGTGCGAGGAGTGTTGGAACCGCGGCCATGAGGCGCTGGAGCAGGATGAGCGGTAACCTCCTGAACAACAACAAAAAGCCCCGCAGCGCCGAAACGCCCGGGGCACGACACAGGAGGAATCAGCTCCTATGCACTGCGGATCTTACGAAACAGCGGTTCACGCTCGCGGAGGCCAGGGCGATCCTGGACAACCCCGTGCTTGACAAGCGGTACCAGCAAACACCGTTCGGCGCCCACGTCGCCGAGTTCATGGACTGGTTCGAACACGAGAGAGGCGCCCGCCCCGACAGCCTCCGCGACTACGAGCCGCCCTTGGCCCACATCGCCCTCGACAATCCCACCCTCGACGTCGTCGATTTCGCGCCGCCGGCCGGGATCAAGCTGCTCCGCACCTGTCTCGCCCGTCACTGGGCGACGACCCCGCAGGGCACACCGACTAGCGCCAGGACGAAGAAGAAGATCCGGTCGATCTGGGTCACCTTCTTCGACTGGGCGATCAGCGAAGGGCTGATCCCAGGCAACCCCGCCAGGGCGCTGACGATCCCGAAGATGAGGGACGTTGACCGGAAGACGTTCAACAACGACTTCATCAAACGGGTGCTGGCCGCGCAGGACTACGTCGTCGACTGGCTACTCGCGTTCCTGATCCTCTACTACGGCCTCCGCCGCTCCGGGATTTGGAACATCCAGCTGAAGCACTTCGACTTCGAGCTCCGCGAGCTGACCGTCCACACCAAGGACGGTCGGGTGTACCCGGTGCCGATCGTCGAACCGTCGTTCTGGCGTCGCCTCGGCGAACTCGAGCTACCGGAGGTCGGTCTCCAACCGGACGACTTTCTCGTCTACCGGCAGGACACCCGCCGCCGCCGCGTCGACCTCGAGCACGCGGAGGAGATCCTGCTGGTTAAGGGCGCCCCGGTCGGATACGCGAACGTGATGACCCGGACGCATAGCGACCAGCGGCCAAGCGTGCAGACGGTTCACCGCTGGTGGTACCGGTGTCTCGCCCGTTCCGGGTTCGTCGAGCAAGGCGTCACCGCCGGGGCGAACATGCACCGCGGCCGCCACACCGCCGGCCGGGCCGTCCAACGCGCCCACCACGACCTGAAGCTCACCCAGCGTCTGCTGGGTCACAAGGACATCCGAACGACGTCGATCTACGCAGACCTCGACACGGTCGATCTTGCCGCTGCGCTCAGGGCGATGGACAGGGACGAGGAGGACGACGAGTGACGCCTCAGTTGATCCTGACAGCACTCGCGAAAACCGTGGAATGCCAAGAGCGGGCGGCCAGGGCGATCGTCGAGGGTGACGCCTGGTCGTTGCACTTCGCCGACTCGTTCCTGCGCCTCGCCGATGGCTGGCTCGAGATGGCTTGGGACACCTACGCAGAGGGCGAAGTTTGAATGTTCCATCCCGACGTTGCGAATAGCAGGGAAAATGGAGGCGGCGGGAATCGAACCCGCGTTCCGTGCCAACCCGAAAACGCGCTTAGCAGGGAAAAAGCTCAAAGCGCCATAAGCCGTGAAGGCGTGCGTTCGTGAACAAGCTCGGCCCTCCGAACGAAGGCGCAGAAACTGCCTCGCGTGGTAACTGGGTCAACGCCGGAGCGAGGAGGGCCGAGATCGACGCTTTCGTCTGCCACGACCCCGAAGGCGACTGGATCGCCGACCAGCGCAAGCAACTCCAGCTTCCCGCCTGCGACAAGTGCACCCAGGGTGTCATGGACGCCACGAACAACCACTACCTCGGCCTCTGCGCGTGTGAATGCCATGACAACGCACGCTAAGGCCACCTATGACCGGGAGCGGGTGGACAAGCTCGTGGGGGCACTACAAGCCGCTGCGCGTGAGTGCGAGCGGCTCTCGGACGTTCGCGCTAACCGCACCCGGATCATCGGCAACGTTCACCTAATCGCTCAGAAGGCTCTCGCTGAGTGGGAGCGTGATCACAACGCAACCTAAGGCCACTTATAGGATCAGCCGCCGCTCAACCGCCGTCGCCCTCCTCGCCAGCCTCCTGTTGGCCGGCGCGATCAGTGTTGCGAACGCCGACGGCCGCCACGACGCGACAGGGACAGTCGCGTCGACGTACCGCGGCCACAGCGCTGCCTTCTGGGCGTGGCAATTCAGGCGCCGCACCCGGCAGCTACAGGGGGCGTTCGCCGCAACCCGCAGGTTGCGTCGCGAGCTTCTGCACCGCTCGAGCGCCGTCGAGGCGATCAACCTCACCTGTGCCGTCTACGGGTGGTGCTCCACGTTGTGGCGGAAAGCCGAGTGCGAGACCGGCGGCACCTTCAGCCCGACCGCGCACAACGCGTCCGGCGCGTCCGGACTCTTTCAATTCTTGCCGAGTACCTGGGCGTCGACGCCGTTCGCTCGCTTCTCGATCTGGTCCCCGTACGCGAACGCATTGGCTGCCGGCTGGATGCACGAGCAGGGCCGCGGCAGCGAATGGGAGTGCCGATGAGCCGTACCTCGCCAGACGTTCCGGGCACCTGGGAACACGAGGATCCCGGAGTGCCCGTCGCGCGCCCATTCACGGCGTCGGAGAGGATGGGCAACGCGGCGGTTGGCCTGTACGCCAGCCGCTACTCGCTCGGGCAGGCGACGATCTTCGTCGCACGCGAGCCTGCCGGGCCGGGCGGCTCACTTCTCTGGCACGCGACGATCTCCCGCCGGAACCGCCACCCGTCCTGGGACGACATCAAGGCGATGCGCTACCGGCTGCTGCCGCTCGACCTGACCTTCGGGATGCTGCTGCCGCCACCCGACGAGTACGTCAACGTGCCCGCGCAGGATCACGTCTTCCACGTCTGGCAGATCGAGGATGCGCGCGCGTGAGCCGCTGCCGCTCTTGCGACGCGCCGCTGCTCTGGGCGCGCACCGAGCGCGGCCGCCGCATCCCGCTCGACCCCGAGCCGTACACCGGGCCTGAGCCCGGCGGGCTGTTCGTGCTCCGCGACGACGTCGCGATCGCGGTCTCGCCCGGCGCGTTCGAGGGCGAGCCGCTCTACCGCAGTCACTTCGTGACCTGCCCGCACGCGAACGACTGGCGGCGCACGACGTGACCGCGAAGAAGCCTGATAGCGAGCTCGAGCGGCGTGCCGAGGTCGTGATCCCGCTGACCGGCGAGCTGATCGCGCTCGCCGACCCGGAGCAGGTCGCCGAAGCGCTCGAACGGCTGCAGGAGGCGAAGAAGCAGCTGGACGACGTCCGGAGCGTACTGATGGACGCGCTCCGGCTGGAAGCGGAACGACAGGGAACGAAGACGCTGCACCTCGACGGCTTCAAGGCCGTCGTCAGCGGCGGCGAGAAGGTCGAATACGACACGCTCGAACTGGCCGACGAGCTCCGCAAGCTCGGCCTGCCCGAGCACCGGATCGGCGAGCTGATCGTCGAGACCGTCAACTACCGAGTCGACCGGCGGGTCGCCAAGTCGGTCGCCACGAACCCGCGCTATGCCGAGGCGCTTGAGCGGCACAGCCAGGTCGTGCCGGCGCCGTGGCGGGTCACGGTCGAGAGAGAGGACTACTTCTGATGGCTGACCCTGCACCTGCAACACCGTCGACGGAGATCGCAGTGCGCGATCCGGAGCTCGACCGCTTCGCGCGGCTCGGCACCTGGCTCGCGCTGTCGGAGGGCGGCGACGGGAGTCCGCGTGCGCTCGGCGCGGCGGCCGCGCTGCGGATGTTCTACGCCCAGGAGCTCGGGCTGCCGCCGATGGCCGCGTCCGAGCTTTCGGTGATCCACGGCAAGCTGTTCGTCCAGGCGAAGCTGCTCCGCGCCCTCGCGGCGCGTGCCGGGTACCGCGTCCGCCGCGTCGACTCGGACGAAACCACCTGCACCGCCGTCCTCGAAGACAGCGCGACCGGCCGAGAGATCGGCCGTTCGACGTTCACGTTCGAGCAGGCGAAGACCGCTGGTCTCGTCCGCGACAGGTCGGCGTGGCAGACGCACCCGGCACGGATGCTCTGGGCACGCGCGTCGAAGTACGTGCTCGACGACTACGCGCCCGAGGTCACGCTCGGCCTGCAGACGCAGGAGGACGAGCTCGCCGAGATCACCGGCGTTCCGGCGCCGCCGCCGGAGCCGGAGCCGGAGCCGGCCGACGACGTCGAGGAGGCCGACTTCACCGACCTGTCGGACGAGCCGCCGCCGCCCGACCCGACGGAACGCCCGACGGCCGCGGAGGCGCGGGCCGAGCGTCCCTCGGAGGCGGCGATGCGCGAGGCCGACGAGCACTTCTACACGCCGGAGCCGATCGAGAAGCGGCAGCGCGACCGGATCAGCGAGCTCTTCCGCGAGAAGAAGATCAGCGGCAGGGACGAGCGGCTGTCGTTCGTCGGCCGCATCCTCGGCCGCGAGGTCAAGAGCTCGTCCGACCTGACGAAGGCCGAGGCGACGAAGGTGATCTACGACCTGATCGAGTACAACCCGTCGAACCCGCAGACGGAGCCGCTCCCGGAGGGGTTCTAGCGGCACCGGCACGAGACACCCGTCGCCGCCACGATCCCGGTCTCGAGGCCCGGGTCCGTTCCGCCTGCTGTCCGTTCCACGGCCTCGGCGGCGAGGCTGGGCTTGATCGGCACGCCCAGGCGGTCGTCCGGATGGTCGAGCAGGCGCTCGCCGGCGAGCGTCTGCCGAGGCCGAGGAGGCGGCGGTGAGCGCCGACGACTACATCTGGATCTACCGCTGGCAGGACTTCCAGCACTACCGGCCCGAGCGCGATCGTGCCCCCGCGTGGATCAAGGATTACACGAAGCAGCTCGACGACGAGCGGTACCTGGAGCTGTCGGCGTTCCAGCGAGGAGTGCTCCACGACCTCCGCATAGCCTTCGCACGGACCTTCGGCAGACTCTCGACAGATACCCGACAACTCTCCGACAGGCTCGGCCTCAGACTCACGAGAGTCACACTCGATGCGCTCAGTGATGCGGGTTTCATCGAGTTCTGCTCTAGAGCAACTCTAGAGCGGCGTCTAGAGGAGGTCTATAGCTCCCCGCGCGCGCGCGTAGAAGGAGAAGAAGAACTAGAGGACCCCTTACCCCTCGAAGAGGGGGATCAGCAGCTTCGCTGTAAACAGTGCGGCGACCCGGTCGAGCCAGGCAAGCGGTGCCGGACGTGCGGCGCGACGCCGCGCCAGGCGGGCTCGTCACTGCGTGAGGTCGCGCGGAAGCGCCGCCGCCCGTCCGACCTGACGAAAGCCGAGGCGATGGTCCGTAACGGCGGCTTCCAGTACGAGCCGACCACGCTCCAGGAGGAGCTCGCCCAGTACCGTCTCGAAGAGCGCGAGCGCACGGAGCTCGGCCGTCTGGCACGTCGGCTGAACGGTGACGGGGAGGCGGCCGACGACGAGGACGACTGGTGACGCTCACCCTCGTCTGCCAGTTCACCGTGCACGGACTCCCGCAACCGCAGGGATCAAAGACGATTGGGCGCAGCGCCCGCCGCACCTGGGTCCGCGAGAGCAACCCGCAGCTCGAGCCGTGGCGGAACGCCGTCGCCGCGGCCGCGCACACAGCGATGGCCGGCACGCCACCGATCGCGGGGCCGCTGCTGCTCTCGGCCGTCTTCTGGTTCCCGCGTCCGAGATCGCATTACGGCACCGGCCGCAACGTTGGCACCCTCAAACCCTCGGCGCCGGCCTATCACACGAAAGTGCCCGACCTCGACAAGCTCCTCCGCGCGCTCGGCGACGCCGCGAAAGGAATCATCTGGCAGGACGACTCCCAGATCGCAATGGTCACCGCCGACAAGCTGTACGGCTCACCCGGGATGCGCACGACCGTCTACGAGCTCACATCGGTTGACCGACAACAGACGCGGCGTGCATACTCCCCGCAGGACGATCCGTCTGCAGAACGGACCGTTCCGTCTCACAGATCGCGCGCGAACCGAGCTCCACTCCGAACACCAGGAGGTTCGCGCCCCTGACCCCGCACCGCGACCACCAAGCGTAGTGAACGGCGTTGGCATCAACCTGCCAGGCCTCGCGCTCGTCGTCATCGCCGTCGTCCTCGTCATCGCCCTCTTCCACGGCTTCGGCTAATGAACGCCGAATGGAACTGGCAACGACCAGCAATCGACGGTCCCTTCGCACAAGCCGGAAAGATCGGCGTCAACCACGACGAACCAAGCCAAGCCACCCAGCTCTACGTGCATCGGCTCGACTCGAACAACACCGACCGCAGCGGCAACCTGATGCGGCTCACACCCCAAAACGTGATCTACCTTCAGCAGAAGACCGCCGCCTCGAGCTGGCACCGCTACCAAAGCACCGGCAGGCCCGCCCTCAACGGCGACTGCTGGATCATCCCCGTCAAAACCCACGCTGGCAGCCCCACCGGCACCGAACCACCCAACGGCTCACCCCTCCTCGTCACCATCCCCGGCCTGATATGAGCCGGTTTTTTGATTTGCGACCCGTGCTGACCCTCGTTCCTCTCCCGAAATTTTCCCCCCTTGGACGATGTCAGCGGTAGCGACGCGATCAAGGCCGAGAGGAGGCGACCAGCGGTACGGTCGGGAGCATCAGGCGCGAAGGGAGCGGCTGGTGCCGTTCGTGGCGTCTGGTCAGTGCCGGTGTGCTCGTTGCGGTGAGCTGATCCGCCCTGGCGAGCCGTGGGACCTCGGCCATCTGGACGGCGACCGGCATCGGTACAGCGGGCCGGAGCATGCGCGGTGTAACCGGGCGACGAATGGGCGGCGGCCGTGGTGGGAGCCGGTTGACGAGGACGAGCCGGAGCCGCAAGGGCTGCCGGCGGACGACCCGCGGTGGCAGGTTCCGTGGCTGCGGGGGCTGAGGCGGCCACCGAAGGACGCGACGTGGCCGCGGTACATGACGGTTCCGCATCCTGCCGCTGTGGGCTCGCTGGGTGCGGAGTTTTGCCGTTGGGCTAGCCGGCGGGCCGGCAGGGAGTTGCGCTGGTGGCAGCGGTTGGCCGCGACTCGTTTGCTCGAGGTCGACGATCAGGGCCGGTTGGTGTGGGAGACGTTCGTGATGTCGACGGCCCGGCAGGTCGGGAAGTCGTGGCTGTTGCGTGACCTGGTGTTGTGGCGGATCCATCAGGGTGATCGGTTCGGCGAGCCGCAGGATGTGCTTCATACGGCGAAGGATCTGCCGGCGTGCAAGGAGGTGCAGCGGCCGGCGTTGGCGTGGGCTCGGTCGCAGGACGGGTATCGGGTTCGGGAGGTGAACGGCGAGCAGATGATCGAGCTCGTCGCTGACGGGTCACGGTGGATGCTCCGGTCGCGTGGCGGCGTGTACGGCTATTCGGTGTCGGTCGGCGCGGTCGACGAGGCGTGGAAGGTCAGTCCGAAGGTCGTCGATGAGGGGTTGACGCCGACGATGGTCGAGCGGGAGCAGCCGCAGCTGTGGTTGTTGTCGACGGCGCATCGGGCGGCGACGTCGCTGATGTTGACGCGGCGGCGGATGGCGTTGGAGCAGCTCGAGCAGGGCGACGGGGATCTACTGATCGAGTGGTCCGCGCCTCGCGGCTCCGAGCTTGATGATGTGGCAGCGTGGCGGTCAGCGTCGCCGCACTGGACGGCGCAGCGGCAACGGTGGGTCGGGAAGCAGCTGCAGGCGGCACGGGCGGGGGAGGCTGAGGACGACCCGGACGAGCCGGATCCGATCGAGGCGTTCAAGGCCCAGTGCTTGAACCAGTGGCCGCGCAGGCAGCAGGTCACGACCGGGATCACCGAACTGTTGCCGGCCGGCTTGTGGGCTGACCTGGCCGAGCCGGGGGTGATGACGGTCGGGCCGGTCTGGGTCGCGTTGGAGGACGATTACGGCAATGGCGCCGCGGTCGCTGTCGCCGGGCGGACCGCTGACGACCGGATCGAGGTTGACGCGTGGACGTGCCCCGAAGGCTGGGACAGTGCGATCCGGGAGATGCAGGTTTTGGGTTTGCACCGGCGGATCCGCCAACTGCTGGTCGGCGCGACGATGAGGGACTCGGTTCCGCAGGGGACTGTTCCAATGCCGCAGGCCGCGGCCGGCGCGGAGACCCGTGTTGGGCTGGCGCTGTTCCGTGACCTCGCCGCCGCCGGAGCGCTCGTCCACGATGAGACGACCGAGGAGCTCGACAAGGCGCTGCTGATGGCCCAGGTTCGCGAATCCGTGACGGGCGGGCTGCAGCTGGTGCCGCGAGGCCCGACGCATCTGATCAGGGCGCTGGTGTGGGCCGTGAACGCCGCCCACCGTCCGACGCCAGTCCCGGCGGTCCACTGATGGGACTTTTCACACGCTCACTCAGGCCGACCGGCAACAGCGCGGAGATACCGAACGACAACACGCCGGAAGAGGCCGCGCCGGGAACCGTCGGTCCCCCCTCGGCGGTTCCCGGCGACCCCCACGGGGTGATCGTCGAGGACGCGGCGGTGGTGCCGCCGCCGCCAAGAATCAGCGCACCGGCGGCCTGGTCGGGCTGGCCGGCCGGCTGGGACACGAGCTGGACGATGGGCATGAGCCCAGATCTGACCGACACCGCCTGGGCGTGTTTGGATTTGAACAGCTCGGTGTTGTCGAGCATGCCGCCGTATCTGGTGAACGCGGCCCCGTCGTTGCAGGCGGACTGGTTACGGAACCCCGACCCGATGGTCTACACCGATTGGCAGGAGTTCGCGAAACAGCTGTTCTGGGATTACCAGTGTGTCGGCGAAGCGTTCGTGCTCGCGACGGCCAGGTACGCGACGGGCTGGCCTGCCCGGTTTCATGTTGCGCCGCCGTGGAGCGTCGAGGTTGATTTCCGTGACGGTGTCCGCTCGTACACGATCGGCGGCATGGACGTCACCGAGGACATGCTCCACATCCGTTACACGAGCTCGGTTGGGAACGCCCATGGCACCGGCCCGTTGGAGGCCGGCCGTTACCGGCTTGTCGCGGCGCGGGTGCTCGCCCAGTACGCGACCAATTTGGCTGCTGGCGGCGGGATCCCGGCCAGTGTCTTGGAGCATCCGGAGGAGCTGTCGGCGGAACAGTCGGATCTGTTGAAAGCCCAGTGGGTCCAAGCGCGAGTTTCGTCGATCGGCGAGCCGGCCGTCCTGTCCGGCGGGTTGACGTGGAAGCCGACCCAACTGAACCCAGCGGAGATGGCGTTGCTGGACCTGTCGACGTTCAACGAGTCGCGGATCGCGATCCTGTTGGGGGTGCCACCGGAGATGGTCGGCCTGCCCGGCGGCAAGGACTCGCTGACGTATTCGACGACGCAGCAGATCCGGGAGCAGCACTGGAACGTCGGCCTACGTCCGAAGGCGTATGCGGTGATGGGCGCGATGTCGGAGTGGGCTGTTCCGCGTGGAACCAGGATCGAGGTGAACACCGATCAGTACATCCAGCCTGGGCCGTTGGAGCGAGCCCAGACGTACCAGATCCTCAACAGCATCGTTGATGCGCAGGGGAACCCGGTGATGACGGTGGAGCAGATGCAAGCGGCGGAGCGGTTGAACAACTCGAGCCCGGAGGACTTAGCGAGCGGGGTGCTGAAATGAGCGAGATCGAATGCCGGAAGGCAGAAGTTGTTGAGGTGTCGTATCCGAAACGGACGGTGACGGTGATCGTCGCCCCCTACGAGACGCCGACGGTGATCCACACGCCGACGAAAGCGTTCACGGAGATCATCAGCCGCGGCGCCTACGACGGTGTGCAACGCCGGTCGGGGTCGATCCGGGCGAACCGTGACCATGACTGGCGGCAGCTCGCGGGCCGGGTCAGCGCCCTCTACCCGGACCGTGACGAAGGGTTGGTCGCGGACGTGAAGATGTTCAGTACCGGCACCGGCCAGGAAACGTTGGAGTTGTGTTCCGAGGACGGCCTGTCCGCCAGCGCGGGGTTCGGGCTGATGCGCGAAGGCGGCGCCGTCGGCCCGGTCAAACGCGGCGCGGAGGTGTGGGAGCGGAGCCGAACCGTCCGTCGGCTGAACGAGCTTTGGCTTGACCATGTTGCGTTCGTCCCGAACCCGGCTTATGACGGGGCGACCGTGCTCGACGTCCGTGACGCGTTCACAGCCGAGCTGCCAACTGTGACGGAAACACCGAACCGCGACCGGTTGCAGATCGAACTGCTCCGGGCGCAGATGGAGGCGATAAACAGCCGCTACGCGGTGTAAGATCCTGATCGCACGATTGCTCCTCCTCACCGGCTAGAGACCAAACCCGTAGGACGGGGGCCGGTGTAGACGGGAGAGGCGCTCGAGCACTAGGGACAGTCCCGTTTCCCAATTGTTCGCGCTACCCGAAATGGAGGAACCCCTGATGGGGGCAACAGACCAAATGCTCGCCCGGTACGTCGCGGAGATCGAGGAACGGCAGACGTTCATGGACGGGATCATCGAGGCCGCCGGAGGCAAAGACCTCTCAGAGGAGCAGACCGAGCTCGTCCGTGAGACCCGCAACCGGATCGAGCGGGTGAACGAGATGATGAAACCGCTCGAGGAGGCCCGCAAAATCTCAGGTGACAGCGCGGAGCGGATCCGGCAGCTCGCCACCTACATGCAGGGCGACCAGCAGCCGCAACAGGTCGAGTACCGCTCCGCCGGCGAGTACGCATTGGACATGTGGCAGGCCGGACTCGGTGTCGAACCCGCCAAGGAACGGCTGCACCGCTGGGCGCGTGAGAACCGGGCCGCGGCCCACCAGACCACCTCGGATAACCCCGGCCTGATCCCGTCGCCCATCTTGGGACCGGTAATAAACTTTATTGATGCCTCGAGGCCGCTGGTCGGCCAGCTCGGCCCCAGGCAGCTGCCGAGCAACTCGTTCTCACGGCCGAAGATCACCCAGCACACCGCCGTCGCCGCGCAGTCCGCGGAAAAGGCGGAGCTCACGTCGCAGAAGATGGTGATCGGGAAGCTGACGCCGACCACGAGCACGCTGGGCGGCTATGTCAACGTGTCGAGGCAGGACATCGACTGGTCGCAGCCGCAGGTGATGGACATCATCATCCAGGACCTCGCCGCCCAGTACGCGATCCTGACCGAGAGCACGGCTGTGGGGGCGTTCTACGCCGCCGGCACCGCCGGTACGGTCACGATCCCCGCCACCCCGACCGCCGACAACGTCGCCGCCGCGCTCTGGGGCGCCGCCGGGCAGGCGTACACCGCCACCAAGGGCGGCGGCCGGCTCGTCGCCGCCGTCAGCCCCGACGTGCTCGGACTGCTCGGCCCGCTGTTCAACCCCGTCAACCCGCAGAACGCCCAGTCGACCGGGTTCAACGCCAACGCCTACGGGACCGGTGTCGCCGGATCGGTTGCCGGGATCACGATCGTCGTCACGAACGGGTTCGGCGCCGCGAAGCGGATGATGGTCATGTCGACCGCTGCCGGTGAGGTTTACGAAGACCGCGTCGGTGCTCTCAGCGTCGTTGAGCCCAGCGTGCTCGGTGTGCAGGTCGCGTACGCCGGCTACTTCGCGTATGTCGTGATCGAGGCGACCGGGATCATCAAGGTCACGGTCACATGAGCACCGAAAAGCCCAAGCCGGGCGGCACCGTCTGGGACGCTCCCAACCAGCAGACCGTCCGCGAGGACCAGTCCGCACCCTGGGAAGAAGGCACCGGCGGCGGCACCCAACAAACGTCAGAGCTGGACTCGATGACAAAAGCCCAGCTCCTCGACTATGCCAAGTCGAAGGGGATCAGCCCAGCCAACAACGACATGACCAAGGAAGAGCTCCGGGCTGCGATTGACGAAGCGGAGGGGGGCGAGAGCTGATGGCGATCGGGCTCGCAGCAGCTGTTTTGAACGGCTGGCTCGACGCGCTGTGCCGGGCGGTGAATTACACCGCCCCGACAGCGTTCTGGGTCAAGCTGCACCTCGGCGATCCGGGTTCCGCCGGCGCGAACAACGCTGCGTTGAACACCACCCGTGTCCAAGCCACGTTCGGCGCCGCCGCATCCGGCGGGTCGATCGCGAACACTGCCGACCTGAACTGGACCTCAGTGCCGAACGCCGAAACGTATTCGCACGTGTCGTTCTGGACCGCGTCGACAGCCGGGACGTTCCTCGGCAGCGACGACCTGAACGTATCGCGGACGGTGGCGGTCGGCGACAACTTCACCATCCCCACCGGATCGTTGACGCTGGCGGTCACACCGGTGGCGGCGTAACAAGGGATCGAGGGCCGCCTAGGTGGCGATCGTCAGGAATCTGATCGGCGGGTTAAGCGGCGCCTCGAACCAGTCGAAGACTGCCGGAACGTCGCTGACAATTACCCCGACCAGCTTCACGGTCGCCAGCGGCGACGACCTGTTCGTCGTCTACGCGGGCGACCCGGCGGGAAGCGCGTTCGGGGTGACGCACGCAGGCACCGCGACCATCACTTGGTCGCAGAGGAAAGACCAGCTCAACGGTTCCGGCACGTCGGGGGCAAGGACGCAACTCTGGCGTGGCACTGTCACCGGTGCCGGAACCGTCACTTCCGTGACGATCTCGTGGACGACGAGCATCACGGCGAAATGTGTTTTCCTGATGTGGTTCTCAGGCGTCGGTACTGAACGCGCCACCTACGGGGTGAACACGACGACCACCGTCACGCCGATCACCTCGACGGCGTCGTACACCACGGGGGATCTCCTGGTCTTCGGTGCCGCCGAGGAGAACACCTTCACCGGCGGGCGGTTCTTCTGTGACTACAAGAACGGGGCTGCCAAGACGAGCGGAGCGGTCGGGGCCGACAACGGGACAACCGGATCTGGTGCCGCGACGAACATCAACGGCGCAATCGGATGGGCTGTCTCGCTCGCCACCCAGTCAGGCGATGGGGTCCTCAACGCGAACATGTCGTCCACCGTCAATACGCTCGCCGAGCTTGCGGGTGTCTACGCGCCCGGCGGTCCGACGACCTGGACAGGTGCGGCGACCGTCTCGCTGACCGACACGCGCACCACCAACGGCACCCGCAAGACGTTCGGTGTCGCGGTCATCTCCGAAGCCGACATCCGCCAGACCGGCGGCATCCGAACAACCACCAGCGTAGCCACCGTCGCGCTCGTCGCCGGTGTTGCCGCCAGCGGGGCACGCAAAGCAATCTCAGCCGCGACAGTCGCCGAGACCGTCGGGGTCACAACTGCCGGTGTCGTCACCGCCGGCGTGAAGCTCGGGTCAGCGACCGTCACCGCTGTAGCGACCGTCACCGCTGCCGGGACACGCACAGCACGAACAGCATCGACGGTTACGCTCACCGCGAACCGCACCACCAGCGGAACCCGCAAAACCACCGGCGTGACCGCGACCCCGCTGGTCGCGAACCGCACCACGGCCGGACGTCGCGTCGCCCTCGCCGCTACGACGGTCGCGCTGACCGACAGCCGTGTCGTCGCCGGCAGGCTAACGGCGAAAGCCGCGACCGCCACGGCGGAACTGGTTCAGGTGGGGGCGAACGGGACGGTCGCGACCGGCAAGATCGGCGGCACCAGCACCCAGCTCGCCCTCACGATCAGCACCGCCGGCCGGCGCACCGCCCGCACCACCATCACCGTCACGCTGACCGACAACCGCACCACCGCCGGACGCGTCGGCGCCACCAGCTCAACGACCACCAGCCCGGTCGTGACGGTCACCACGCTCGGCCGCCGCGTCCAGCTCGGCACGTCGACGAGCGACCTCGTCGACGCTCGCACCACCAACGGCCGGGTCGGTGCCCGCTCGAGCAGCACAACCCCCCTGGCCGCGACGATCACCGTCGCTGGGCAGAGGACCCGGCTGGCGTCGACGACCTCGCTCCTTGTCGCCACGATCACGACGCGGGGGGCACGGCTCCAGTACGGCACCGCCACGGTCGGCGAGGCCGTCCAGGTCACCATCGACAGTGTCCGGCAGGGAGTCACCAGCAGCGACGTCCTGCTCACCGCAACCGTCTACAGCACCGGCACCGCCGGGGTGCCGCTGCCCGCACCGGTGCTCGCAGCACCCTGGGCCGGAACCCAGGCCGTGACCGCCCAGGGACGCTATGCGATCACGAGCTCCGGCGAGATCCGCGACCCCGACCAGGGCGTCCTCGTCGGCGCGACGACCGGGAGGATCAGCAATGGCTGAAGTGATCACGTTCGTCAACTACCGGCCGCCACCACGGTACGACGACCTCCCCTGGACGACCGTCCGGATCGAAGAGGCCGCCGCAATCGACGGCATTTACACGCTGCTCGAGACGATCGTGCTCTCACCCTTGGACGCCGACCCAGCAGCGCCGCAACTCCGGTCGTTCACGACCGAACTCGGAACCGCACCCGAATACTGGTACCGGATCCGCTTCGCCGACGCGACCGGCGACACCAGCCAGCCAACCAGCCCGGTGCAAAACATCACCGGCGCGACGATCCCCACGGTCACCGCTTACGGCACCATCGCCGAGCTCGCCCGCCGGCTGAAGATCACCAGTCCCACCGTCGCGCAGACCGAGGCGATGCAACTGTGCCTTGACCCCGCCGCCCAGGAGATCAACTGGGAACTGGACGGCACAGCCGTGTGGACGCCGCCGCCGAGCACGCCCCCGTACCCGCCTCTCGTCGTCGAGGTGAACTACGAACGCGCCGTCGAGCACTGGCAGCAGGGCCAATCACCGTTCGGGATCATCGGGTTGGGCGGCGACGTCCTCCCCGTCGTCGCAGCCCGCGACAGCTGGTACCGGCACCATCTGAAGCTGAAGCCGCTCAAAGGCCAAGGCAACCTCGTCACCGACGACGAGATCAAAGTGTTCGGGATCGCCTGATCATGTTGGTCGAGATCGCCGACCAACTCGGCGCCGCCCTCGAGGCCGTCGACGTGACCGAGCTGCAAGTCGTCCCACGGTTCTGGACGAACCCCACAGGCCCCTCGCTTGACATCTACCCCGCCGACCCGTCCCAG